AGTTAGCAGCAGTAGCACTTGTCAGCGTAGGTACATCTGTCATACTGTCGTATGTAGCACCGCTAGTGAGGCTTACATTGTTTACTGTCCAGTCGTTAGAACCAGCAGCATCGTAACCTAATGCAGCAGTAGAAGATGTATCTTCAAAGTCTAAATAGAATCCATTAGTACCGTATGTTCCTGTGTATGCTTTAGGAATCCATACACCTGTAGTAGTGGATGTTTCACCGAATGAGGATGGGGTTAATTGCTGACTATCTACAAAATTAACCTCTGCCATGTAACCATCGTAAAACTTGTCAGGAGTTCCTGTATTTCTGCCTCCAATGCTATGAGGTGTACTAGCTAGATTAATGCTCATGTTTGTATTTTGAGCAATAAAACCTGAGCCAGTTGGATAAGAAAAAGCCGTTATTTCTGCGTTGTTAATATATATTCGTATTCTATTTGACCCTGTGGCTTGTGTAGTATCTACAGAAACAATTACATGATACCAAGATGAGACATCACGATACACAGCGTTGCTTATTGTAATAATACGATTAGCCGTAGATGTCCAAGATACATCATACCCTATTGAGTCGTTTCTAATCCAAAATGTAAACCAGTTATTAGCGTCAGTCTGAGCATCAAATAATACATAATCAGTGCTAGAGGATAATGTCCCTCTTTTTATCCACCCAGACCAAGTAAACTTTTGTCTATCGCCAGTAGAACTTGGTGTCCTGCTTAACCTAGCAGAAGCACTAGACCGAAAGCGGAGTGAGCGAGTAAGGTTATATGCACCGCCTTGATTGCCAGATGCGCCAATAAGAGGCTGAGAGTTAATTACACTCATTATTTACCTTAACTGTAGTTTGCTGTAAATACACAATGGATAGAGCCTGTAGTGCGAACTACATAATCTATGCGGTCTACAGAATTGGCTGCGGTAGAGAGCGTTGGGGCTGTGCCACCGATAAAGTCGTACTGACTTCCATAGGCTAATGTTCTGCTACCTGTGCCGTCTTGAACGATAAAGATAGAGCCTGACTGACCAGCAGTTAGGTTAGAAGGATTAGCTAAAGTACGGTTTCCACCCAATGTAACTGAGAAGTTATTAGCTACAGCAAAGTCAGGAGTAATAGTTGCACCGTCAGTTAGTGCAGAGATAGCACCACGCTGGGCAGCAGTAAACGATTGAGCCACGTCAGTCTTAGCTGTGTCAGCATCATACGCTTGAACATCAGTACCAATTACTAAACCAGTTACAGCATCACCAGATTGTAGTTCTTGTACAGTTGTACCGTTTAGTACGAGAGGATAACGATTTGCCATTTTATATTCCTATTAGTTTACGGCTACATTAACGGTAGAGCCAGCACGATTGGTAACTGGTAACACTCCGTTACCGACAGAAACGCTTACAGTAGAACCAGCACGAATCAGGATTGGTAGAACTGTAGGTAGAGTAGACCATGAAGCAGCAGTGCCGTCAGTCTTTAAGAACTTATTGGCATTACCAGTCTGAGAAGGTAGACTTACTGGAGCAGCTTGCCACGAAGGAGCAGTACCAGCACCGTTAGAGGTTAGTAAGTATCCTGAATCTCCTGCACCTAATCGTGAAGAAGTATTAGTAGCAGTACCGATGATAATATCACCAGTAGTTGTAATCGGTGAGATAGAACTAAAAGTTACATCACCAGCACCTACTAATGATTGACTAGCTACAGTCTTGATGTTTGTACCGCTTACAAGAGCTGCTTGTTTCCCGTTAAAGGTATTCCAATCTGTGCTGGATACGAATCCATTAGCCGATGTGGTAGCTTGAGTAATACCGATTGTAGGAGCTGTGCCACCAGTAGTGGTAATCGGAGCTGTTGCAGATACAGAAGTTACAGCACCCGATAAAGAAGCATACGCATCTAACCAAGCACTACCACTCCACACTTTCATTGAAGATGTTGAAGTGTCAAAATACAATGCACCCGTTAGTAGTGCGTTACCGTCATTATCTACTGAAGGAGCAGAAGACTTAGCACCTAAGTAACGGTCATCAAAGCTATCATAAGATGCTGCTGCAGATGTAGCAGAAGACGCTGCAGCAGTGGCTGAGTTACTTGCATTAGTTGCAGAAGTACTAGCATTAGATGCAGAAGTAGACGCTGCAGTTGCAGAGTTGCTTGCATTAGTGGCTGAGGTGCTTGCTGCAGAAGCAGAAGATGAAGCGTTAGTTGCTTGTGTTGTTGCTGTAGAAGCTGACGCTGCAGCATTAGTTGCAGACGTTGAGGCAGCCGATGCTGAAGAACTTGCACTAGAAGCTGACGAAGCAGCAGCAGCCTGAGCTGTTTCTGCATTAGTCTCTGCAGTTTCAGCGTTAGTCTCTGCTGTCTCTGCGTTAGTTTCGGCTAACTCTGCAGCAGTCTGTGCAGCCTCTGCTGCTAATTGAGCAACAATGGCTGCGTCTTTAGCTTGAACGGTTAATATCGCTTCGCTAGAAGCATCGTTAACGGCATCACCAGAACCACCAGCTCCACGATAAATAGACATTTATTCTCCCTGACTTGTTTAAATGCACTCTAGGAATACACTTAAACAAACTCCCTAGCCGAAGCTAAGGAGCTTGAATTTTTACTACTTAGGCGTTTACAGCCAATACGAAGCCAGCTTCTGGACGTACAACTTTAGTGCCGAACAATGTGTCAGCAGTGTAAAGTGTAGACAAGTAATCTTGCTTGTACTGAGTCTGTGAACGAACACCTAACTGCTCGCCCAATACCATTGTGTCGGTATGGAACAAAACAGCAGCTTTGATTGCGTCGCCAACAGAGTTATCAGCGGCTGTTTCAATCGTAGGCATATTGCTTGACACATAGATGTCAATGCCATACAACTTACCGATTTGACCATTGTTTACGCCACGACCATCAACGAAGTCGCTGGAGTTGTAACGGTCAATACCCATGATTGCATTACGCAATGAAGGAGGAATCGCAAACTTACGACCATCCATTGGTACGTCAGCGTCGTCCATCAACTGGATGAGCTTACGGAAACCAGCATCGGTAAACAAGTCAGAGGTGGTTACAGTGTCAAGAGCGTACAGTGTCAAACCTGTGGTTGCATCGATAAAGTACGCATTGCTGTGTACCCAATCAGAAGCGTCGCCGTCGCCGAAAGACTTACCCAAAGCGATGAGGTCGTCATCAACTTGTTTAGCCAAAGCGTAACCAGCGTCTTCCGTATAGAAAGAACGGAGTGACGACAGAGCTTGAACTTCGACGATGTCCTCAATGAAACGTGAGTACTCGAAGTGACGGTTGATTAAAAGCTGTACTTCGCTCTCGGTATCGGCTTGAACCGTTACAGCGGTATTTGCAGCCTTGAGGCTTGCAACGCCACGAGTTGGTTTAGGGATGTGCAGTGTATCGCCTTTTTTGCCTTTGAAAGACATTTTGCGAACAAGATTAGCCAATACTAGGTTTTTCTTGTAAGCAGCGATAACTTCATCAGACCAGATTTCTGGAATGAACTTGTCTGCGTTTGTTTTGTTGACGATAGATGTACTACCGCCGGGGTATGCTGCGCCTACTAATGCCATGATATTTTTCCTTTAATTAGAAATTCTAAAATTACTTGACTCTCCCCTCAGCGTATGCTTGCATAATCTCGTCAGAGAGTTGCATATACCTGTCAGGGTCGGTCATTCTCAGTTTAATAAGGTCTGCTCTACGATATACTTTTCGGCTAGTTTCACCAGCACCACCAACATCGACTGTAGCTGCCTTCATTGCCTGTTCTTGAGCTTTGCTTTCTACATTAGCTGATTGGACATTTTGGTTCTGCTGTTTGATTTGTTTGAGTTCCTTGTAGGTACTTAACAACTCATCAGCGGATTCAAAGTCAAATTCAGCGTCTGCTTTAGCAAACAAGTTTAAGCGAATAGCAGAAGATTTAACCCAATCTTGAAACCCTGCATCTTGTGCGATGGTTGCAAAGTCTGGGTGCTTTGAAGACAACTGTTGAGCTGTCTTCATGCGCTTCATTTCTAACGCTGCTTGTCTTGCTTCAAGAACTGCAGGATGCTTCTCTACTTGTCTGTTGACCGCACTAGCTGGGTCTGCAAAAAAGTCGTCTTCGAGCGATTCTTCAAGTGGCTTCGCTTCCTTAGCCTTAGAATCGAGTTGTTGTTTTAACAGTTGGTCTGCAAGACTTCGTACTTCGTGAACCTCATTCGCTTGGCGACCTATCAGCTTTTCAGCTTCTTGGTGCATCCTTGCAATCTCGATAGCAGACTTACCACGATACTTCTCTGGTAATTCTTCTACGGGTTCTTTGACATCAACCGCTTCAGTATTGTCTACAGTAGTGCTGTCGGGTACTGGGGTTGTAACGTCTTGTACTTCTTCTTGCTCACTGCCGTTAAACAGTTCTTCTTCTTGAATAAAGTTTGCTGCCATTTAAAGTCTCCTGTCACCGAATCAAGTGATTTTAGGATTTGTAATCTAAGGCTTTACCTGCGGTAAAGGTATCTTAGGCGTTTTGCTTTGCTTCTTGCTTCTGCTTGTCTTCGTGTCTTTTCGCCCATCTATCGTAGGCAGCCACAAAGTTTGGGTCTGTGCCATCTAAACTAATTCTCACGGGTGAGATAATTCGATTTGCTACATTCCCACAACTACAGGAGATTGTCGTTGTCTCATAATCAACAAAACCTTCTGTAATATGTCCAGCTTGACACTGGAAATCGTACATCCTACGAGCCATCTGCTGAGTCTCCCGACATGAGCTGCTCGTAAGCCTGTTCTGAAGCAGGTTTAAGGGTAATGAGCCACTGAAGCAAGTCCAGTTGTCCCTTCTTTACCATTAAATCCGCTTCACTCTGGATTGATAGCACATGGTTCAACGAATTGAACATATTTTGTGCATCTTCCATCAAGTCTTGCCACCCTTCAGTAGACATCATTGAAAAGCGGTTCTCGTAATACTGTTGAAGTTTCTTATCTATCATTCTTCTTTGTCCTTTGAGGAGAAGTGAGCATTTACTTACTTATTTTGTTGCAATTCTACCACACTTTTGTTAAAAAGTCAATAGTTTTCTTTACTTTTGAGCTGTTTTCTGCATCTGTAGCTCAACAATCTTACCTTTGTTGTCAATGTCCTTTTCTTTGAGCATCAAATCAGCGATTCTTGCACGCTTTTCAAACTCATTGTCTTGGTTTTGACCATCAATGTTGGTAGAAAGTGAACTAATAACCTTGGCTTTGAGTTCTTCAGGCAGTAATTGGGTCTCAACTACGGTCTTCTGAGCTTCTGCTTGGTCACGCATTGCACGGGCTTGGAGCGATTGTGTCTGCGCCTGAGCCTGTTCCATCTGCATTTGCTGTGCCATCTGCTGTTGTTGCTGTGCTTCAGGGTTTGGCTGACTCATTTGCTCTAAGGCTTGCTCCATCTCAGCACGATTAGACAGGCTGGAGTTGGCAATGATTCCTTTGAGGATGATTGGCAATACAGGAGTATCAGGTCCAAGAGTCTGTAATAAACCGATAAGCTGTTGCTGTTCGTATTCACGAGCCATGATACCCAATGTAGCGGTAGGTAGGAACTTCATGTCTACAGAAGGGTAACGCTCTGGGTCAAATTGCATATAGCGGAACGCAACCTTCTTAATCAGCGGGACCATGAAATCTTCTTGGAAGTTCGTCAGGGTACGCTTGTACTTCTTGATGATGCCAGAAACAGCCATCGACATACCAGCGCCAGAACCATCACGAGTCGCTTGCGACACCATTCCTTGACTATCCAGAGTACCGGTTGCCATCAGCAGCATACGCTCAAAGTCTCTTGCCGTAGCAGCAGACTCAGGGCTGGTTTGTCCGAACTTGAATGGCATCATAATCTCAGAAGGATTACCATTGGTAAGGATTGCTTTGCCGGGACGGACTTCAAACTTAGCGCCACGGGGCAGACGAGTAGCATCCATTGCAATCATCGGAGCAGTTGTCAATGCCAAGCTGTCTAGGTGGCTGCGGAGCTGTGCATCAATCGCCTTTTGCATATTGTATGCTTTTTCTACTGTACCCCGACCCCAGAAACGGTTAGGAACGGTATCATCTTGGTAAGCAACTACAGGACGGTCTTTCATCATGTAGGGGTTACGCTCTGCCTTGAGGAGTAAGCCATCATTAGCAATGACCACAATAGCTTCTACGAGGTCGCTGTAGGTGTCTGCAGTGCTGGACTCAGGGAACAGGTCAACCATCTCGTCGCCTTCGTTCTCAAGCTCATCTAGGTACTCTCTTGGGACTAATCCGTAGTAAGTGAGTAGTTTAACCTTGTCATCTTGATACTGGACTACTTCTTGGGTTACTTCTAAGTCGTCATCGTTTCCAGCAGGTCCGATGTCTACCTTACGATAGATACCTTTTTCCATACCTTCTACCACTTTGTGGATAGAGACAAACTTTTCAATCGCTACACCCATCGCATCTTCAATCGAAGTAGCGTTAGGGTCAATCAAGAAGTTCTTAGGGTTTACTGGGTTAATCTTAACGCAGAAGTATTCTTTCTCTTGTACTCCGTAAGCAGCTTGCATACTGCCCGGAATAGGCTGAGTTGAAGGCACATACTCTGTCTCGGTCTTAACCATAATCTCACCGATACCAGTACCATAAATCTCTGCCATCAGTTCAATCTGGTCTACCGACTTACGAATCTTGTTCGCAGTTAAGTCTTCCATCAGTAAAGCACGGATTGCTTGGACATCCATTGGATTACCGTTGTAGTCCACGATGTCGTCTTTGATGTCGAAGAACTCTCCGTTACCGAAGATAGCTTCCATAATCTCAGCGTGGCGAGTCTCGACTGCTTGCTGCGTTGCGGGACTGATTAAGCGACTGCGCTCGGACTCACGAGTACGGTCTTCAGAAGCCCAAACACCACGGAAGATACGCTCGTATTCTTTCCAGTCTTCTAAGTAGTTCTCGTCACGGCTGTCACGCCAGCGGTCACAGTGTTGTATAACAAACGCCGCTAACTCTTTGTCAGCTTCCGAAGGTTGTTCAAATTGTACGCCTTCGTTGCTATCGTTCATTTCAGCCATTTTTCTTCCTTATTGAATTGAGTTACCAAACGGGTCAGCATACATTGGGTTGACCATTTGTTGTGGGGTAGCTTGAACTGCTTTGTCTAGCGTATCTAACCCTAGAGAATCGGGGTCTTGACCATATTGCTGCATAAACAGTTCTTTCCATGCAGTTTGGTGTTTTGGTGATTTGAGCCATGTACCATCAGCAGCTCTGGAAGACCAGTGAGGCATATTGTCATAAGGGCTAATTTCTTCGTTTACGCCCTTTTTCCATGCTCCACGATAGTCATAATCGCCTGACGCAATCATTTCATTGATGATGTCGTCGTTTGATACTTTATCTAAAGGCTTCTCTAAATCTTGAGCAATTAAAGGTTTTAAGTTGTTAAATAGCTTTGTACCTGTAATCCAATTTCTAAACTGGCTTTCTTCTTCGGTAGAAAGTTTTGTAGGCGACCAGTCCATTTCCTGTAATTTGTAATATTCTTTTAACCACTCGTCCATCTTAGTATCCTGAAATTACATCTAAAGTTTCCCACTCATCACCACCATCGTCAGCATCGAAGTTGGGGCGGACTAACTGCTCGATGTACGCTAACGCATCCACCGTGTCATCGTGTACTCCCTGTGTGGGGAACATTAGGAGTTCATCAACAAACAAATCAAAATCACCTTCAGCGTTTAGGACAATCCTGCCATGCTCTAAATTACCCTGCAAAGCCCAAGTTACCCTATCTACTTTTTTCTTATTGCCGTGTGTCAGTTCTTCAATGTGAGCGTAACAGTTCATTCTTCGCATAGCGTCCATCAGTGGACTCATAATCGCTTGCTTTGCGATACCTCTCTCAATCCCTACTGCCAGCGGCTGATACTCTTGGATGTTTTTAAGTATTCTAAGCGCAGTGTCTTCAGTCGACCAGCGACCTGTTTCAATCTTGTCCACAAACCACACATTGTTGTTATCTACCTTTACACACGCAATAGCGGTTTTATCTAATCGTTTATTGGTATTCTTTTTACCAATCTCATCAAAACCAGCGCAGTCTACTGCGATGTACCATGAACCATCATTAGGTTCTTCACCGAACTTAATCCATTCTTCTTTAAATAAACCTGAACCAGCATTGTTAAAGGAAGACAAATACTCTTGGTTAAACGCAAAGGAACTCAGTGTTCGCTTTGCAGCCTCAATCTCTTTTGGGTCAATCGTTTCATTGTCCGCAGTGGTAAAGTGCCACGACTTCCAATCTTCATCCGTTCCTGACTGTCCTAGCTGAAACCACTCATAGAAGTGATTACGACCAGACGGGGTAGAAATAAACATCGCTCTACCTTTTTTATCCGACAGCGCAGCTCGTAATACCCGTTCCCAAATCTCTGCTTTAATAAACGCTACTTCGTCCATTACCAAATACGACAAGGACACACCACGCAGCGAGTCTTGGTTGTCAGCGCCTCGAATGAGGATTTTCCTGCCGTTTACCAAGGTAATCTCTAAGTTGTTAATGTGAGCAGACTTGATTACAGGTCTACCTAAATCCATTAACAAGTCCCACATAATCGTTCTTGCTTGTCCCAGCGTTGGTGCAACATACATCACGCTAGAGCCTTCAGGACAATTAAGCCCTTCAATCAATAGGGTTATCGCAGATAATCTGGACTTACCACAACGACGACCAGCAGCAATAACCTTAAAGCGAGTGGGGTCTTTAAATACTTCTTGCTGCCACTTTAGCAGTTGGAAGTTTAACTCACTCATCTATGTCCCTGATAACTACATCAGTAACATCGTTCTCAATCACTTCGCTGGTTTCAATCGTGGGATTGATTCCAGTAATGTTAATGCTAATCTGCGGAGTACCGCCACCACTCTTAGCCTCAAAACTAGACAGTGGTAACAACCTTTCACCACAGAACTTGAGCATCGCACCCTGTGCAGGATGACCGTCAGCAAGTGCTGTCTCAATAATCTTGGTAATCACACTGTCACCAGCCGTAGCCAGTAACCTTGCTTTAAATTCTGCAATCCTTGCTGCATCGCCGGGTGGTCTACCCAGTATGCCGGGATTCTTTTTCTTGGCGATAGCCGCCTTGGTGGGACGACCTAACTTGGGTTTACCATTCACTACTTCACGTCGTTTAATCTTGGGGCGCTTATGCTTTACGACATTCTCACCTTCCGGTAGCGCAGATTCTAATTGTTTTTCAATTTCCGACATGAAGTCTTTATCCTAAAGGGAGACATAAAAAAATTCTAAGCCCTACTAATACTATAGAGTGCTATCGGTAGATTGTTTCTCGCTATCGATAAGGGGAATGACTATCGTCTTTTATTCCCCTATTCCATCGTGGGCTATAATACTCCGCCCGTAGGGGACTGACCTGATTCCGTTATAGTGTGCTTTGAACTTGTAAGGCGATGATAGCACATTTTCAGAGATTTGTCAAGGATTATTTTATTGACCTTGATACTATAGTGGTCTACGACTGCACGCTTTACAGCGGGGCTATGACAGCAATACAGGTCTCCGCTAACCTCCTACGGAGTGAGCATTTTCCAATACAGATAATACTGGTTCTTTTCTTCTTTTATTTCAGAGACTTACATTGCAGTGCAATATAGTCCTATTTTACCTTTTTGTATGCTATAGCGCCTACAGCAACATTAACACAACATCTCCACCCCTCCCCCCCTATGTCAATGTTAGTGTCTACATACTTGCATACTTGCGTATATATGCATAGATGTAAGTTAGTGATGACATACTTGCATCATAGATATTATATAACTTTATAGACTATGGCGGCAGTGTGTGTATGGCAATGAAGCACCTATACAGTACTACTATACAGCGCTGGTTATCTATACAGTACTAATCTATTAGGGTAAACCCTTACGGGAAAGTCCCTATATAAATAATTGGCACAATGCTAAAAATCCCTATACAATTAAACCTAGCAGCACAATTAAACCGGCAGTATCCTAAACTAAAGGACTATACAAAATGAGCGCATTAATTTATCAGCAAGTAACCGACCAAATCATTAAGCAATTGGAAGCCGGCGCTACGCCATGGGTTAAGCAATGGAATGGCAGCAGCAGCGCTAATCACAATGCCGTAAGCGGCAAGGGTTACAATGGCATTAATACCTTAATACTAGCAATGAGTGCCGCTGCTAACGGGTTTAAGTCCAACCAGTGGGCGACCTATAAACAATGGCTAGAACTAGGCGGGCAAGTCCGTAAAGGCACTAAAGGCACAACAATAATATTCTATTCGCCTGTAAGCGGCAGCAAGGTCAACGCCGACGGCGAAGAGAAGAGCTACCATTACGTCCTAAAATCATACAGTGTATTCAATGCCGACCAAATCGACGGTTATACGCCTGCAGCAGCACCGGTAAAAACATTCAATAGCATTGCAGCATTGGAGGCACTGGCGACCGATAGCGGCGCTATTATTAAACACGGCGGCGACCGTGCGTTTTATTCACCACGCAATGATTTTATTCAGATGCCAAATAAAACCGACTTTACTAATGAGGCAGCATATTACGCTACGTTATTGCATGAGCTGGCTCACTGGTCCGGCGCTTCGAACCGTTTAGACCGTGATTTGTCCGGACGATTTGGCAATGAAGCATATGCGGCGGAGGAATTGATAGCGGAATTGTCGGCAGCATTTTTATGCGCTGAATATCAAATTGACGGCGACCTACGCCATGCCGGATATATTGCCTCATGGCTCCGCATTCTAAAAAATGATAATAAGGCAGTGTTTAAGGCGGCAGCACTGGCGCAAAAATCAGCGGATTACATTAAGGCACTGGCGACCAGTGAAGCGCCGGCAGTAGTCGACGAATTGATAGCGGCATAATCTAGGGGTAAGTCCTAGTATATTTTCTGAATGTACTAGGGCATTATTCTTTTCAGCGGTATCCTAACTAATGGAGGCATTACCATGGCAACAAAAAAACCTAGCGGCTTTATTATTTATCGGGGACCATCACTGTTAACCGGTGACCCAATTGTGGCAGTCGCCATTACTAACAGCAGCAATGTAAAAACCGGTGACATGGTGCAAACCTATATTTTGGTCGACAATGGATTGTCGCCGGTAATCAATTCTCAATTGCTGAATGATATTGCTATATGCGGCGATTGTACCCATCGACGGGGTTTAGGCGGGTCCTGCTACGTTAATCTAGGGCAGGGACCTAGAGCAGTCGCCGACGGCATTAATCGGGGTATTTATCCGGATAATATCGCAATGGCTGCTACATTGTCGGCGGGTAGAATGGTGCGCTTAGGGACTTACGGCGACCCAGCAGCAGTGCCGGCAATTGTATGGCAAACCCTGCTATTAAATGCTAAGGGCAGCACTGGTTATACTCACCAATGGAAAAACGGCAAGTCCGCCCACGTTATGGATTTTTGCATGGCTTCAGCGGATAGCGCCGACGATAGAATGCTGGCAATTGCTAAGGGTTATCGGACTTTCCGGGTCCGCACTGAAAGCGAAGCACTGCTACCCGGTGAATTTACTTGCCCGGCAAGCGAAGAGGCAGGAAAGCGCTTAACGTGCGATAAATGCGGCGCTTGTAATGGCGGCATTGATAGTAAAAAAGCAAGTCCTGCTATCATTGTGCATGGCAGTTTAAAAGGTCGTTTTATTCCGGTTTTATCAATCTAAGGGGTTTATTATGTGTAAACTTTATGCAGCGGCAGTAAACATTGTTTTATTTGGTATATTATCTATTGGATTTGGCTATCTTATTGCTGAGTCACTAACTTAAAAAGGAATTACAAAAATGAGTACACTATACGAGATTAAGACAAT